GTGTAAGGGTGATCGTGTCAAAGTCTTCCATTGCCGGGTTCGGTCTAAACTGGCAACATTGCGACCACATGACATTCTTCCCATCTCACTCATATGAGCAGTATTACCAGTCTGTTCGCAGGTGCTGGAGGTTCGGCCAGAAGAACGCAGTCACAGTAGACATGGTGACTACGGACGGGCAGGAAAACGTCATACGTAACATGCAGCGCAAGGCCGAAGCGTCAGACAAAATGTTTAGCCAGCTTGTAGAATTGATGTGCAATGAAAACGTTGTGAAGCAAACAAAAGGATACACTAAAAAGGAAGAGGTTCCGTCATGGCTGTAAAAGATCAAGTGATTACCGAAAAATACGCGCTCTATAACGGAGATTGCATCGAGACGATGCGCAACTTGCCGGATGGGTGTGTTGACATGTCCGTCTATTCGCCTCCGTTTTGTGGTCTATACAACTACAGCAGCAACGAGCGCGATCTTTCAAACTGCCGAAACTATCAGGAGTTTTTCGAGCATTACGGATATGTTATCGCAGAGGTTGCTAGGCTTACAAAGGCCGGTCGTATTTCCGCAGTACACGTTATGGATGTTCCAGGTCGTGGAAACGGAGATACGGCAAAGATGGGTTGCGGGGCCAACGTAGGAACTGGACTAATTGACTTCCCGGGCGACGTGATCCGAGCACACGAAAAATATGGTTTTGTGTTCGCCGGGAGAAGGGCAATCTGGAAAGAGCCGTTGGGAGTAAGAAACCGCACAATGGCGAAAGGTCTGGCACATAAGCAGATTGTGGAAGACTCTACGCTATGCGATGTGGCGAGCGCGGATTACCTTTTGATGTTTCGCAAGGTTGGAGAAAATTCCGTTCCCGTCTCGCATCCTACCGGCCTACTTAACTATGCTGGAGAAAAGAAAATGCCCGAGGAATTGGCCGTATATCGCGGGCATACCGGAAAGCAGATCGAAAACAGGTATAGCCATTGGATTTGGCGCAACTACGCGAGCAGTGTTTGGGACGACATTCGCATTGAACGCGTTTTGCCCTACAAGTAGTCAAGAGATCCGGAGGACGAAAGACATGTGCATCCTCTACAGCTTGACGTGATCGAACGCGCATGCGTTCTATGGAGCAATCCCGGCGAGACTGTCTTGACTCCTTTCATGGGTGTAGGTTCAGAGGTCTACGGTGCCGTTCTGAATGGCCGTCGCGGGATTGGCATCGAATTGAAGCCGTCATACTACCGGCAGGCCGTAAAGAATCTTGCCGAGTGTGAAAACTCAATCACTGTTGACGACCTTGGCATTTAATGCTACGGTACTATCAAGCATGAAGACGAACCATACCGATTTAGCCCGCATACAGGAACACGCCAGCCGTAGCTGACCGTCTTCATGCTAACTGTATGCGGGCTTTTCTTTTTTCGGTAACGAGGCAAAAATGTACGGCAAAATCTTCGCATCAATGTATGAGGGGTCTATGGTTGGCGCTGGCCCCGTCGTGTTCGCCGTGTGGGGATACTGCATAGCGCGTGCGGAACAGGACGGAACTGTCCTTATTAACCCTGTTCTGTTGGCTCCTATCATCGGCACCAGCGTCGTTGAAATCGAAACTGCAATCAACTACCTTACCAGCCCAGACGAACACAGCAAAAATCCGCAACATGAAGGGCGCAGGCTCATCAATCAGACAGGATATCTGTATTTTGTCGTTAGCCATGAAATCTATCAGGGGATCAAAAACGGTCAGGACAGAAGGGATTACATGCGGGAATATATGCGACGTAAACGCGAAACAAACGACTCAAAAGAACCTGTTAACAAGTTAACAGAGTTAACAAAAGTTAACCCTATATCTATATCTATATCTAAGATGTTAAAGAGAGAGGTCAAGGAGAGAGAGAAGTTGCCGTTCGATTCTGAGGCTTTCGCGGCGGCATGGGGAGAGTGGAAAAAGTTCCGGTCAGAGATTCGCAAGGGGTTGAAGCCGACAACGGTAAAGAAGCAGTTGGCGTTTCTCGCAAGGCTTGGCGAGGAAAAGGCTATCAAGTCGATGGGAACTTCAATCCTCAACGGGTGGCAAGGGTTATTTGAGCCGGATGATAAAGCCGCGTCGGGACACGCGACGAAGACCATGCGCGAAATCTGGACGGACTGCGCCAACAGGTGCAAACACTGGGACGATAAAAAACTGTGGTGTAAGCGCCATGTGGTGTCAAAGCCTGAGCGGTGCGAGTTGTGCAACGAGTTTTAGGTTAACAAGATTACCGTTTTAAAAAAGAGAAAGGACTTATTATGGCGAACGAAATTGTTACAGCTTGGGTTACAAAGTATTCACTAAGCAAAGGTATCCAAGTCGTTAATGGTGAGGTAAACCACCAAATCAGCAGCACAATGCTGATTTATGGACGACACGGAATAGCACACGGTAAAGACTGGCATAGGACTCGTGAAGCAGCGTTTGCACGCGCAGAAGAGATCCGGAAGAATAAGATAGCCTCATTAAATAAGTCAATTGATAGGCTTGAGCGCATGAAGTTTAAGGAGGTTACCACGAAAGGCGAGGCACCGCTATGAGCGAGACACAACACACCGCACCTGCACAGATGCAAGCCGCGAATAGCTGTTGCCTCAGCCGCTTGGTTCGGCTTCCGGTTGCTTTCGTTTTGGCGCGTGTCTATGGCGTGCGCGGAGCGATTAAACCGCCGATAGGTGGATGCCGTTTATACCGCATCCGTTATCGCTTGTGGAGTCAGATAAACCGACTCTATCGCTGGTCTGGTCTTCCGGAGCGATGGGCAACGTGGTACACGAGGAATGCTGAGGATGACTGCACTTGTTATGTGGATGACACAGACCTCGGTGATGACGGAGAAGAGGACTTGACCTGTCCGCATTGCAGTGGGACGGGTGGCGAACCGTTGGATGACGGAATTACGCCATGCGAGTACTGCGACGGAGAAGGCTATCTTTATTGGATGTAGCCGAACAACAGATCGGCTCACGTTACGCGGAAGGCAAATAATGGACATGACACAAGACCAAATCGAATGCGGACTTGCTGCGGACAGGGTTAACAACGCCTATCAGCGTCTTTGCAGGTCGGAGCCTGGATCTGGAGTGGCGATGTACGCCGAACAGGCCGGATACGCAACGACAATCGTTAGGATAGTCGGTCACATGCTTACCGACAAGCCGGGGTGGACTGACAGCATGAATCGCTATCTGAAAGCGAACGGAGTCCAAAACCCAGACGTTGTCGGTTGGATGCATTGGGCGACGGGCATCCTGAAAAAGAGGCGCGAACACTACCAGCAGTTCAGGGGTGGGGGTTCGCAAGGATGAATGGAAAACAAAAGTGAGGAATGAGATGAAGGAGAGACCGATTCTGTTCAGCGGGCCGATGGTCCGCGCGATCCTTGAGGGCCGCAAGACCATGACGCGGCGGGCGATGAAGCCGCAGCCGCATGACGGAGTTGATTCAGTTGAATGGCAAGACTGCATCATCACAGGATGCAACACCCCAGATCAATCAGGGTTTGCCATGATGCGAGACGGGGTAATCGAGAGTGAGGCAATCCGCTGCCATTACGGCGCGCCTGGAGACCGGCTGTGGGTGCGCGAGACGTTCGGATATCCGGAACAGAATGAAGATAACGGCGTCGTGTACCGAGCGACAGACCCGACATGGGATGAGGCAACAACGAAGTATTGCAAGACCATGCTTTGGAATCCCTCAATTTTCATGCCGCGCTGGGCGAGCCGGATCACGCTGGAGATCACCGGAGTGCGGGTGGAGCGGTTGCGCGAGATCAGCGGTCGCGATGCGATTGCTGAGGGTGTTGAGCATTTTACTGTCAACGTCGGAGACGCGACGGTGACGACGTTCAGAGACTATCTGACAGGCGAGACAAACCGCGCGGCCAGGCAGAGTTTTGAAACCTTGTGGAAGTCAATCAACGGTGCCGACTCTTGGGACGCAAACCCGTGGGTCTGGGTGGTGGAGTTCAGGAGGGTTGAGAAGTGAGCGGATATGACGTGATTTTGTCGGGGCCGATCACGGGCGTTCCGGACTACGTTGTCAAATTCGCGCTGGCGTATGTAAAGACCAGGCAGAATGGGCTGAACGCGACGGGTCGGCTGCCGAAAGTGTGGAATCCGGCGGAGCTGCCGGCGGGGCGTGCGTATGGGTGGTACATGCGGCGATGCGTAGACGCGATCTTCGAGTCGCCCGGCGCGACGTTGGCGCTGCTGCCGGGCTGGGAGGAGAGCAAAGGTGCGATGGCCGAGAAGGCGCTGGCGGTGTCGCTCGGAATGAAGGTGGAGGTCATGCCGTGAGGATTATCATAGGGCTTAAGTACCGCAAGGGCCGCGTCATGCTTGACACGCGGATGGACCAGTCGTCAACCGACAAGGTGGCCGAGATCAACGCAGGAAAGGCGCTGTTCGACCAGATCAACGGTGCGTTTGCTGAGATGGTAAACGGTCATTCAGAAGGGGGCGAGAAGTGACAGCAACTACGCTAAACGGTTGCGCCGCAGTGATTCGAGCGTATAACGCGAAAGGAGTGGAGCCATGAAGCGGTCAATCAGAGAATCGTTCTTGCTATGGATCGGACGCAAGGCGGGAGTCGGAGAATACGAGGTGATGCCAACATGGCTTCGCGTTGTCGCCTACATCATCATGCCGGAAAGACTGAAATGGGCGTGGGAACAACGAGGCTACAACCCAGTGACTGACGTTTACACGTTCAGCGGAGGGAAGGTCAGCAGGCGGTTCCTCGTCATGCTGACAAGGCAGACGCCTGAAGGTGTTTGGTTCAGGTCGGCTGAGCTTGAGAGCGGCATCATCACTATTGAAATGAGGATATTCCACGATGAACAAGCGCCAAACGCTCTAGGATGCGCTACAACGCAAGGCAACACTCGCAACGCTAGATGATACGTTAAGCAGTGATGAACGCGAACACGGCGCAACGTAGACGTGCTAGACGCGATAAGGCTAGAACATGACACACTCAGAAGCAGGAAAACTGGCAAAAGGCAAGGCAAAGACGCTCACTGCGTATCAGCGCGAGCGGAAGCGCGAGGCCATGCGCAAGATTCTTTCGCTTCGCTGGAGCGTCGAGCCTACTCGCTGGGTATTGTCGTTCTCTGGCGGCAAGGACAGTACTGCGCTTCTACACGTAATTTTGCGAGAGAGGTTACCGCTTGATGAGGTTATAGCATTTCAGAGCGATTGGGAGTTTCCCGAGATGGAAGACCACTTCCGTCTTGTCGAGTCAAACACAGGCGTATCAATCAGGCGCGTTTACCAGCGGACTTCATGGTGGGAACTGCGAAAGCGTTGGGGTTGGCCGAAAGCGCAATGCCGTTGGTGTACAGGAGAGAAGGGTTCTGTTATCGACAAGGAAACGCGTGGATGCGGAAAATACATCGGACTTAACGCGGATGAATCGTACAGGACGGCAAAGTATTCGCAATCGAAAGGACAAAATAAGTGGGCAAGATGGCCACTTGTTGACTTCGGCATAACCGCATCCGTGGCAATAGGAATGTGCCGCGCACTCGGTTACACATGGGGCGGGCTGTATGATCTGTGGCCGCGACCTTCATGCTGGTGCTGTCCAATGCAGAAGGTTGACGGGTTGCGCACTTTGAGGAAGCACAGGCAGAAGCTTTGGGCGGAACTGTTAAGCATGGATGACGGTAGAGAGTTTAAGGCAGGGAAGACAATCTCAGAGCTAGAAACGAGGTTCGCGAATGAAAACACGTTGGGCATTTAATCACGCGCACGCGACGGAGATTAGACGATGATCGGAAACATGTCAAGTTTTTTGAAAGTTAGGCTACTTTGGAACGCTACGAGCGCGGTACACGTGGCGCTGAGCGCGGTATGGTGCGCCTTACACACTGTTTTCGAAATAGGGCAAAAGCATGAGGTGAAAAAATGCCCGACCGCAAAACCATGAGGTGGGTCCTTCCGTGGCTTTTCTAAGCCATCCCCAATGGGCGAAGTCTCTGCAAAAAACTGACTAACCAAAAACGAGCAAGTGGCGTATAATCAAACTGTTGTAACACGTGAGGCCAGCCAACAGGATACCGTGGCCTGGATGATTGGTTGGCCGGTGATGGGCCAGAAAAGAGGAAACATGACAGCTGTAGGTTCAAGGGTAACGGCGATTCTGGAAGCAAAGGACGGCGTTGTGCGGTCGTTCGGTGACGGTGTATATGCGGGTGACTTCGACCTTCCACCACAAGCAGTAGGTTGTAACTTAGGACAGAAGAACCCCCGCATTGACCTCGACAGCGGAAAGACGGTCTGGGGGTGCGAGTCGTGGTGGGGACCGTGCGAGGCAGTAAGGAAGAGACTTCCCGCTGACTGGAAATGGGAAATCGTGGACATCGACGCGCATCGCGAGTCCAACAAATGATTGGAAGAAACGGTTAAATGACGGGCGACGTGAAAAGACCCATGACAAACGCGGAAAAGCAGCACGCTTTTCACGCTCGCCATTCTTTGATCGAAAGGTTACATTGCGACGACATGAAACGGCGCGAACGGCTGGAGAAAGATCCCGCCAAGTGGTTGCGCTTCTACCTTCCGCAAACGTTTTTGAGGCCGTTCGATAAGCCGCACTTGGAAATCATAGACGGGGCGATGAAGGCTCACGAAACCGGCGGGCGATTCCTTGTTGCCGGTGAGCGCGGTATCGGCAAGAGTTCTGTCTTTTATGGAATCGTTCTGCTTTTGGCGTTAAGCGGACGCAGACATTTTCCGGTCTATCTTCCATGGTCGGCTCCGGTTATGAAGCGCGGTTTCCAGTTCTGGAAAAACGCGCTGGCGTTCAACGAGACGCTTCTTGCTGATTACCCTGAATTTTGCCAGCCGTTCGCACATGCTAGGGCAATTTCGCAAAAGATGGCCGCGCTTAGGTGGTCCGACACGGAACAGCCGTGCGGGGCCGCTTTGCAGATCAGTGACGGAATGATTATCCTTCCAGACTCGCTGGGGGTGATCGGCGGTTCAACCGTAAACGGTAACCCTCGCGGATTGAACTTCCCGCAGCCGGACGGTTCTGTGTTGCGTCCTGATATCGCTTTTGTAGATGACCCGCAGGATAGGAGTGTCGCCCGTTCGCTGATTTTGACCGATGAAACGTGCGCAAAGATCGACGGAGACATTGCCGGACTGGGTACGGCTGGCGGCGGCTTCCCCTTGCTAATGTCTGGAAACTGTATCTGTGACGGCGATGTGATGTCGCGCTACATGGATGATCCCAACTGGCGATCTTTACGCGTTGCCTGTGTTGAGTCGTGGCCGAAAGGATGGGATAACAAGGGCGACTCTTGGAAGCTTTGGCGCGATTGGTGGGCGACATACCAGGCCGATCAAAAGGCAGGAGCGGCGTTCTACCGCAAGAACCGAAAGCAGATGGTTGCGGGGTTTGTCCTAAGTGCGCCGAACGCATACAAGGCTAATACCAGCAAGTATCTTACAGACGCGTACGCGGTGGCCATGCGGCAATATTGGCAGATGGGGCATGAAGCCTTCATGGCCGAACGCCAGCAGACGCCGGTTAGCAAGGAAGCTCTAGCGCCGTTCAATCTGACCGTTCCGCTCATCATGTCGCGGGCCGATGAAAACAGAGAGCCGCACGTAAAACCTGCTTGGGCAAACACCGTAATTGCCAGTTCGGATATTAACGATTACGGTTTGTCTTCCGTGATTAACGGATTCGGTAACGATCAGACAAGCGGCGTAATGTGGTACGGCATCATTGACCGCAACGGCTTACCGCTGATAGACTCTGCGATACCTGAGGCAGAAAAGGCGCGCCAGTTGTTTGACGGTCTTTGCCGTGCCGGTGAAATGTTGGCAGACAGCGCAAGCAGGCCCGCCATATGGGGTATAGATGCCGGATACATGGGGCAGGTTGTACGGCGCTATGCAGACACGACGGGGCGCAAATGTGGAATGCAGATCATCCTTTGCCGTGGCATGGACGGCAGGCGCTACAGGCCCGGATTCAAGGCAATAGGGCACCCACGCGAACAATGCCATATGACGGAGTGGCCGCAGATCGGGCGCGGGTTGGCATGGAACGCTGATTACTGGAAAGAGGTGATGCAAAGGGCATGGCTTGGTGATATCGGAAAGCCTGGGTCGTGCTCGCTATTTCGCGGAGATCATCGTGGCTTTGCAGAACAGATTTGGCGAGAGCGTCTAATGGGTAAGGAGGTTGTTGCTGGCGTGCCGGTTCACGTATTCGCTAGGGTGTCGGGGCGTCATGACTACGGCGACGCAATGGCGCAGAGCTATGCGCTTGCAGCATACGGAGGGATCGGAACTACTGGAGAACAGGAACAGCCGCAAAAGGCTGTTTACTTCACATCGAAACGAAGGTGATTTTGCGGGCGTATGTTTGCCTGCGCTTAAAAAAGGAGCAGTATGGAAATCACGGCATGTGGTTTGTATTGGATGACAAAATGCGATGACATTAGAACGATGTTAGAAATTGATGAATTTTCAAACCGTTAAATAAATACTGCCAGCCAATGGTACAGAATTACGGTAATTCACTGGTTTTTGGAGGTTTTATGAATGACAAAGAGTTGCACGTTAAGCGTTGCGAGTGTGATGTAAGCATACAAATGTGTAGAGTAAGAGATGCTAAAATCGCAATGGATGATGGTTACAAGAGGCTAAAGGCTGAATTAGAAAGGGAGTACTCGAAGCTAAAGTCAGACTATGAGCGAGAGTGTATCATGCTAGAACGTGAAAGGGCGTATCTAGAAAACGCAAGAGAGGCGATTGATAAAGGTTTTGATTCATAACAAAGAAAGGATCAGTATGGGAAGGCCAAGAAAAATTCTAAGCGCAGGCGTTGAAGCTGTTGTCAACCGCGATCCGGCAACGTTCAACCGCGATCCGGTAATTCAATCGCAGGAAGTCGCATTTGACCACACTCCGATTGTTCGCGTGACGCGTCCGGTATGCCCTAAGTGCGGTTGCTCGACGTGGCGCGTCGGAGGAACTACGCGCCCCAATGTCATCACCGGCGAAATGTTGCGATGGCGTAAATGCGCGAAATGCGGACAACCGCAATATCACGCTTCGCCCATGACCGAGGAAGAAAAAAGGCGCTATTCGGCATATTGATTCTAAGGATAGAAGTGATGATGTTTCGAGCTATTGACCTTGACTAGCCAATGTGGCTATAAAAGGGCATGGCAACGGAACTAAACGCGCTTCCAACGTCTATAGTGGCCGGTGAGACACTTGCGGCAACGTTAACAGGAGTGTCAACCACTGGACGTTCTTGCTCATACCAGTTCGCGTCAAAGACGCCGTTGACAGTCGCTTGCACGATTGTTGACGGCGTTTTCGTTTTGACAGTTTCGGCGGCACAGACTTTGATTCTCAAAAGCGGTATCATCCGTTTCGCTGCCTTCGCAACCACAACCGCGACATCTGTAGTCGAGTGCGTCGACTCAGGTTATTTGACGGTTGAAGCGTCTCCGTTGGCCACATCCGATTACTCTGCCGCTCTCACGGCGGTTGATGCGGCTATCGCTAACTATGCCGCAAACCCGAACAAGCGCGTTGCACTCGGTGCAATGTCGGTTGAATACCGTAGCCTTGATGAGCTTTTGGCGTTGCGTGCTTTTTACATCGGCGAGATCCAGCGCGACATATCCGGAGCAGGAACTGGCCCGACGCGCATACTTGCGAGGTTCGCATGGTAGTAAACCCTTTAAAATGGTTTTCGCGCCGTGAAGAATCACGCGGCAAGATGGTAAACGCCGGTCAATACCGCGCGTTTGCAGCGGCGCAGGTGAACCGCTTGCTTGGCCCTTGGAAATGGGATTGCGGCTTTGCGAATGACGATATCCGCGCCCAGTTGGTCACGCTTCGAGCACGTTCGCGGGACATGTATAAAAACAGCCCGCACCACAGGCGGTTTATCAATCTTGTGGCGACCAATGTAGTCGGCGACGGGTTCGCGCTAAAATGCACTCCGCATGACGGCATGCCGGGATCTTCTCAATACCGCGTGGACAAGATGGCGTCTCGCTTCCTCGAATGGCATTTCTGGAAGTGGTCTACGTCGCCTGAACTGTGTGACTCCACAGCACGTAAAACGCTTGCCGAAATAGACCGATTGAACGCAAGAACTTGGGCGCGTGATGGCGAGTACTTCAACTTAATCGACACGACTGCACCGAACAAATATGGCATAGATATCCGCGTTATCAGGCCTGATGCGGTTGATGAACGCTATGATGCAACGCTGTCAAACGGCAACACCGTGCGCATGGGCGTAGAGCTTGACGCTGATTCGTTGCGTCCTGTCGCCTATTATTTACACACGATTAAGGAGTACGCAACATGTATTGGATCACGCGGGCCTCTTGTGCGCATTCCTGCTTCGATTAACGGCGGATACGGAATCATTCACGGTTACACGCAGGAAGACGAAGATCAAACACGCGGCGTACCTTTAGGCCATGCAGGACTGACAACCCTGAAAATGCTGGAAATGTGGAACGAGGCCGAACTTGCGGCGGCGATTGATGAGACGTGTACGGTCAGAACGTATCACGCACCGCAGGGACGAGAGAGCGAGATAGCGAATCTTTGCGACCCCAAGAACACCGACGTTGCCAACGCCATGACGGCCCCAAAGGAGCCGGGACAAAGCGAAGTGCTTCCGCAGGGGTGGGAAGTTTCGACAAACACGCCTTCGCATCCTAACCGCGAAACTACGGCGTTTAAAGCATCGTATCAGCGCGACTATGCGACCGCCGTAAACTGCGAATATGCAAACCTCTGCAACGACTGGAGCGGCGTAAATTACGGTTCGGTTCGCGCCGGTACTCTTTCTGAGCGCGATATGTGGCGCGTCATGCAACAGCAGATGATTTGCGACAGCAAAAGCCCCGTGTACCTTGCTTGGCTTGGGCGCTTCCTGTCTGTCGAGATAAGCGGCGGTTTCCCAGCTTCCAAGTATGATAAATTTTCAGAGCATGAATATAGAGGCCGTCGTTGGACGTGGGTTGACCCGCTCAAGGACATCAAGGGTGCCGAGATTGCGCGTGCGCACGGGTGGAAGACTGACCAACAGATTACGGCTGAATTTGACGGTGACTGGGAAGACAACATCGAGGAAATTAAACGTGCGGATGAGGTTGTCACTGGAACAAGCTTGGAGGTGAAGAATGAGCAGAAAGAAAAACAGCCAACAGCAACAGCATGAGCAGGACGAAGACAAAACACGCAACGAATGCGGTCTTAGTTTTCGCGAGGCTGAAATTGATGTCGGAGAGGATGAAGACAAGAAGCCCGTAGTCCGCATGTCTGTTTCCAGCGAGACTCCGGTATTGACCTATGTCCGCATGGGCGATCAATGGATGATGGCCTATGAGATACTAGACCATAACGAATCAAGCATTGACCGCTCACGCTGTTCTGATGGACTCGTTATTCAGGATACGCACTATGGAGATCAAATCGGGCTTATTCGCGCCCCGATTATCTCAAATAAAAAGCTTGGTGGAATTGTTGAATTTTGCGCAGGCGAACGGGCCAAGGAAATCGGCTTGGACGCGGCAAACGGGCTCAGGCGTAACACAAGCGTGGGATATCGCTGTGACCCTGATAAATACGTGATGGAAGGGCAGAAAGACGGCTATCCGGTGGTACGGTCGTTGTCTTGGTGTCCTCACGAAGCATCGTTTGTCAATGTCCCTGCTGATACCTCTGTCGGTGTTGGCCGTGCGTTGAACGTGAATGAAAAACAAACCCCTCATACAGAGGGAGAAGGAAGACAAGAAATGACTCCGAAAGAAATGGCTGATTTGTTTACTCGCGGAGCTAAATTCGGCGTGTCTGCCGAGGAAGTGCAGAAGCTTATCGACGCCGATCAGGGCCGCGCCGAGTTGGACGCGATGATCGTTGAACGGCAGGCTTCGAAGATTACGGAGCTCTCCGTGCCTAAGAAGGAAGACCCGACGCAGGGCCAGCGCAAAACACCGCCTATTATCGGCGGAGATAGGCATGAAGAGGAAAAGATTGCGCGAAACTATTCGATTCTGAATGTCCTGCGGCGTGCCGCCGGTATCAAAACGTTTGGTTTCGGCCAAAAGGTTGATTGCGGCTTCGAGGATGAGATTAACCAAGAGTGCCGCCGTCTCGGCCTTGGCAGTGTTCGCGGTGGCGAATTTATACTTCCTCATGCCGTGTTGGCAAACAGAAGTTTCACCGTTGCCGGGACTTCCAGCGCGACTGTTGCCACCAATCTTTTAACCGGTGAGTTTATCGACGCTTTGCGCCCTAAGACGATTCTTGAGGCGCTCGGAGTTGACTTCCGTACCGGATGGGTTGGCAACATTGATATCAGCAAGATGACGGCTGGCGCAACTGGCTATTGGGTGCCAGAGGGTGGCGACATTACCGATAGTGGGGCCACGCTCGGTACTGTGCAGGGAACGCCGCATACGTGCGGATTCAGCGTGGACATCACGCGCCGCATGCTTTTGCAGTCTACGCCTGCCGCCGAAATGCTTACCCGTGATGACATCCTAAAAGGGATGGCGATCATGGTTCAGACCGCCTACTTTACCGGAACTGGAGCGGATGGCCAACCAAGCGGCATTATCTCTGCCGATGGCGTCAACCTCCCGTCCGTCACACAGGGTACGCCGACGTATGCCGAATTGCTCGGCTTCCCCGGCGACATTATGGCAGACGAGGCCGAAAGCGATAATCAGAAGTGGGTTATCAGCGCTGCGGTTTGGAAGAAGCTCGCCGCAACATTCACGGACGGGACGGCAAAGGCCGAACGAGTGCTGGATTACACCGCAAAAACACTGCTCGGTTATCCGTACATTCGTAGCCAGAGCGTCGGTGCGAAAGCCGCTATGTTTGGCGACTTTACGCAGACGATGGTGGGCATCTGGGGTGCCGGTGTTGACCTGAATGTTGATACGGCATCCCTGTCGAAGTCCGGCGGTCTGCGCCTTGTGGCGTTGCAGGATGTGGATATCCTTGCCCGCCATGGCGAGGCGCTGGCCTATTGCGCGGCAGTGACGGCGTAATCGTTCATGGGTTAACCAAGCGCGGGGACGCCAACCCGCGCAATTTGAAGGGATGATGAAATGAAAAAGTTTCTCACGTTTACGGCGTTCGCGCTGTTGTCTATCGGCCTGTTTGGTCAGGATGCCAACCGTCTGCATTACTTGCAAATCTACGGCGCGAATGCCAAGACCGAAGACAACGCGGGCGTTGACATTTCGGCATACAAAGGCAACGCGACGTTTGTTTGCTCAATCGGCGAGGCTGTCGGCGGTAACATGCTTACCAACGTGATTACGCTGGCGCATTCTGCCGATAACATTTCGTTCGCGACGATCACGAATATCCTCGGCAACGCCGGGGTTATCACGTCGGTGGTCGGCACGAACGAGCATACCATTGCAACCTATCCGATTGATCTTGGTCGGCTGCATAAGTATGTGCGTGCGTCGTCTGTGAACTATCAGGATACAAACTCCGTCAGCGTGATTTTGGTTGCGCCGATGAAGGCCCAGTAAAGGAAGAGCAATGCCCGATCTTGTCACAAGCGTTTTCGCATCCATTCAACAGGCTTTGCCGGAATCTGCGGTCACCGTTACGACCAAAGACGGCACTGTGTTTGCATGCGCTTGTGAGGGGATCGGGCATTCACGAACAAACAGCGAGGAAGGCCAGAGCTTCGCGCCAATCGCTTCTCTCTATATTCCGCAAGCGCATGATCCGGAAGGCAAGCTTTTTTTTGGCGGGATAGTTAAAGTGCTGTACCAAGGCAGAGAAAGCGACTGGCGTATCGACACGGTTTATAACCAAGCAGGATTGCTCAGGATCGACTTGAAGGCGCTACATGGCTGATATTACCATACAGTTTCCAGAGCGCGACGTGGCAACGCTGTTTTCGCAGATTCAGCGCGCGCAGACCGATTTAAACAAGGACACGAGAAAAGCAATTTCGTGGGCTGGATCTTCTTTGTGTACAAGTCTTGGAGCGAGCACAAAAAATGCACCGGAGCGCCGGAAGGTTTTTAAGGCCACGCCTAGCCTTATGGGTGCACAGATGGAAAAGGCCAACAAAGGCGAGAAGCAGGTTATCCGCGAAGGAATTGCCGAGGCTCCTTACGGTGTCTACATCTACAAGAACGGCAAGCCAGTTTTCAGGCAGATCAAACAGATTTCGCCGCGTGTGATTCCTTTCAGATCATCGTCAACAGGAGAATGGTTGGGGCGTCATGCAGGAACAGGCGAAGTCCATAAATTGCATAGATGGCTTCGAGAGAAGACGCTTCTGAAAGACCATCCTCTTGTGAAAATAAAGTATGCCGGACTCGCAAAACTGGCATGGAAAATCGCGAAAGCTAAGGTTGTTTCAGGTGGATACGGTTTCGCGATGCGCATCAAGAAACCAATCGTCGAGGTTGAATGGGTTGGCAGTGCGTTCAATTCTTCTGTAAAGATTCGCGACATGCTTGGCTATGCGATGGACGCTTTCAGGACGGACGGTAAGCAGGCTGTAAATTCGGCATTTAAACGCGCTTCCGATAGTTTGGAAAAACGCATTTCGGATGCGGTTGAACGCAATCTTGAAAAGGCGGTGAGTTGATGGCAGAGAACATTCCAGCTTCTTTTGAGACTGCGCTTGCCGACGTTTTGCGCGGATACGATATCGGCGCTGAAACGATGGTGCGCTGTTGGCACGTAATCCGCAACGATTACAAATGGCAAGAGTCTGTTGATAGGGTTCTGCCGTGCATAGATATCCGGTGTTCCGCGCCTTCGATGAATGATAACCAGCGAACTCTTTCATGCTCAATCGCAATCGGAATTATGACGCACGCTGAGGTTGACGTAGACCATGCTGTTATCTCCGGTGTCGAAACGTCTGTGCAGGCCGCTTTGTTCTCTCTATTTTCAGGATGGGCCGATGGTAGCACGGATGGAGACTGGGCAAGCTTCAACTCGGCAATCTCAAACGAATGCCCATCGGTAAGCATCGGCGGCTTGACGCTTGGGGAGCCTTCCGCGCCTTCGCAAGACGGAGAATCAAACTCTGTCGGGCTTGCGCTGACGGTTCATTTCTGTTCAACGTCTATTCACTAAGTAACAAGGAAGGTGTATCATGGGAACAAACTTCGGAGCATTGACAGATCATTTCAGCGCGATCAGCACGAACCTCGTTTTAATCAGCTCTAGCAAAAGCCCCACGGCTAAAAGCGTTGCGGAGGCCCGCGACGCAAACGGCGATATCGGTTGCCAAGAGGTTTATGGGGCTGCCGATATTTTCGACGTGTCTTGCGAATATGAGATTCACGCAGCGAGTTACGATACTTCCGCGCTGAAACTCGGCGAGATCGCAACCGGCATAGGCGTAGCGTCTATCGCTGTCGCTACAAGCAACGGATCTTGGCCTAAGGTCACGATCAGCGGGCGGACTGGGCTTGAAACGATGGTTGCGCCTACCGGCAAGTTGAACACGTTCACGTTCCCGACGCTTACCGTTATCGGTGCGAAAGCGGCACAACCGCTTGGCTTCACGGTCGGAGGTGGATCGCTTACAGATTCAAGCGTAGAGGCGTCGGCTGAAATCGCGGAAACGACGGACGGGCTTGGCGTTCCAAAGGCTCACGGCATCAGCGGAGCGAGCGGCACTATCAGCGCGACGTTTGTCCGTTGCCCCGATACCGCACCCGCTTGGACGTTGACGCTTGAAGGTGCCGCTTCCACGCAGGAGCCCGGCGCAGAGGAGGGGCAGGCGGCTTTTCATACGGCAACCGCTTCCGCCGTCTTCAAGATTGCGCGTGATTCGGCGTCCTAACAACTAACGGAGGCCTACTCATGCAGAGACTTCCGCGAGAGGTTTCCAGCCAAGCGCGTTATGAGCTTGCATCGTTGCGCAGTCAAGGGATCTCCTTAACTGACGATGATGTGTGCCTCATCAATGCGCTGTGCTGGGAAATCGAGTCTCCGCAGGCACGGCGCGAGTTGGCCAGAGGTTTTCCTGTCAAAGTCGGCGGTGTTGTCCTGTGGCCGCGTACCGTGCAGGCCGTCCATTGGTTCGAGCGTGTAGGTTGCGAAATGCCGGATGCTACCTATGCGCTCGCCTATTCAATGGCGCTAGGGCGAGAGCCTGACATGCTTCTGTCCGATTGGCAAGATGTCAAACGTTGGGCCGACAGGCTCACATGCACGCGTGACGAGCTTGTATTGGCTATGGCTGAGGTACACGCGCAAGACGAGCGCGACGCGTTGCCTGTATCAGAGCAAGACCGCGAAAGGTCGGTTGCTGAATTATCCACGCGGATGCACGCTATCCATGGCGGCGATATCGAGCAATGGGAGCGGCATTGCTCTTTCGGCTATCTGTGTGATTTGGCCGACGTTGTTGCCGGACAGACCATTGAAGGCGGCATAGAAAAGCTTCTGAAAGATCGCGCCAACCTTGTCCTATATACGGCGATCAAAGCCATAAAGGAACGCAAAGCCAATGACAAGTAAAGCATTAGAAATCATCATCGGCGCGAAGAACATGACGGCGCGTGGAATCGCGGCGGCAAAGGCCTCTTTCGCGTCTTTCGGGAAGTCAATTAAAAGCGCGTTATCTGGCGCGTTTGGTTTCGCGAAACAGCTTGCAACCGGTATCGGTATTGCAGGTGCCGCCGCTATGGCCGTTGGGCGTAAGGTTATCGCGGAATATCAAGGACAGGTTCAGGCAGAGGCCAAGCTTAAAGGCGCTCTCGAAGCTACCAGTTACGCGGCTGGGTTTACGAGCCGAGAGCTTGTTGCCTATGCCGCAAACCTGCAAAAGACGGTCGGCGTGAGCGATGACGCGGCAATCTCCGCAATGGGATTGCTGTCCACTTTCAGTAACATTCGCGGAGACAATTTCAAGGCCGCAACGATGGCTATTATTGACATGTCCGCAAGCATGTCGAAAGCCGGTGAGTCTAGCGCAGATATCGAGAGCGCGGTCAAGCAAGTCGGCAAGGCGCTTAATGACCCTATACAAGGCATGACGATGCTTTCTAAGGCCGGGATCACGTTCACCGATTCGCAGAAAGAACAGATCAAGACGCTACAGGAATCTGGAGAACTGCAACAGGCGCAAGGCTTGATTCTTGCGGAACTTGAAGCGCGTTTTGGCGGCGTTGCGAAGGCAATGTTTGATTCAGATGTCGGCACTAAAAAGCTTAGTATCGCATGGGGCGAACTTCAAGAAGAGATCGGACGCGTAATTGTTGAAGGAAGCAGTCTTAGCGGCGTGTTTGATTCGGTTTCTGAGGCGGTTAATAATCTGGCCGAGAGTGGATTGATCGAGCTTTGGGCGCAGAATGTCCAGAAGGCAATATCGTTCCTATTGCCGGGTTTGGCAAAAGTAGGTTCTGCGTTCGGATGGATGAAAGAAAAGATCGCGGGCGCAAGCGCATTTTGGGGCGCTATCGCAGGCGGTGCCGGTATGAACGAAGCGATTGCGGCGATGGATAAGATACCTAAGGCAGTCAAAGAGGAACGCGCCGAACGTCTTGAGCTTATCAAAATCAGGCGCAAGGAAAAGGAAGAGAAGAAGCAGGCCGCAGAGGAAGAGAAGAAAGCATCACTAGCTCCTAAGCTTGCCGCAGAAGACGCAAAGAAAGCCGAAGATTCCAAGCTTGCTAAGAAAAAGGAAATAACGGACAAGATAAATGAGCTGTCTAAAAAACAATCAGACTACGAAAAAAGCTTAGCGAAAGAATCTCTCGATTCAAAGAAATCGGCTCTCGAAAAGGAACTTGAGAAGAAACAGGAAATCGCAAACAAGACCATTGCCGAGATCATCAAAGAGGCTCGTGAAGGAAAGAAGGTCGAAAGCGAGAAGTCGGAAGAATCTGACCGCATCCGTAAATTGACGGGAAAGCAACAGCGCGGCGTCAGGCTATCCAGAAGAGATAGAGAGTTTATGGATGCATTCCGCGAGAGGGAGCGAGCCGGTCAGGCTGTAGGCAGGATTAAAGGACAGATCAGCGAGGCCGAAAAGCAACTTGCGGCGATGGACAAGCAGACGACAGAGCTTGTCGGAATTAAAGATCAGCTAGCAAACTACAACGGTCAACTGCAACAGCTTTTAACGCAGGCGTGAGGTGATTTATGGCTTTGGCAGACTCAGTAACGGGCGACGGAAAGGTGATAAGCGGTAGCACGGAAACCGGCTCTTACACCAAAAGCGTCACGCGCAAAAAAACAGACACTGAAACCGGAAAAGAGGTCGACACGGAGTTTACGCTTACGACCTACTATTCGGAAACGCGGACGACCGTCAAATGGTTCGCGCTGACTCTTGGGGCTTGCACTGACTATATTGCCGCCAACCCTACTTTACAGATCACCTATGACTTGGATAACGCAGTCACCGGAGGTTACACGCTGACGGCAACAACTGTTGCGCGCACGGTTACGGGATTCACTTTGATCGAGGTTCCGGAGCAGGCAACATGATAAGCATCTTCGAAAACAAACCGCAGGCAGGTAAACCCTTAGCAATGAAAGGGCTAGCGGCTGGTTTGGCAAAGATGGCCCATTTTTGGGAACGGCTGGAGATTATCGGCGGACATATCGAATGGACATACGGATACCCTCGCGTTATTATCGACGGCCAAGGAACGGATGCGGGGCTTACGGCGGCAAGTTATTATCCGTGGGGTATAAAGGGAATTGTTGCAAACGCTGTTACGCTACAGAAATGCGCATACAGGCGCGGACCCGTTACAGTGTTCTTGTCTGATTTGTCGGTTGAATTGAGCGGTACTGAGACAATCATTGCGGCGGTAATCGACACTGAAGCGGGAACGGCAACGCTGACGCACGGAGGATCTGGCACTGCCTATGACGCGGAAGTCGTAGAAGACAGCAAATACTATCGTTTGCCGCTTTACACTATGACGCGACTTAACGAGACTAGCTCGTGGTCAGTTTCTGTTGACTGGCGAATTGTTCCGCAACTCGGAATTTACGTATGATCGAAGTGCGCAAATATGGCTTGGTGTATGTATCGATTGGCCTGGCAATCACCGGGTCACTCTGGTACATGCGCGAAAATCCTACCATACGCGGTGAGGATGTTGCAGAGCTTGCGAGCGCGGTAGTCGAGCGTCAAACGATAGCGTATCTGACCGGAACAAACTCGCCTTCATTCGCCAGCAACAATATACCGGTATGGATCACGCTTTCCGGTTTGATGGACAAGATTCTCACTCCTTCACGCGACATGGCGACCAGAGAAGATTATGCTCCTCCGTCAATCTATTGGCTTAACGATGACATTTCAGACGGCGACGCGATTACCGGATACAAAGCGCAATGGTATGTTGCAAGCACGAACGCGGAAACAGGGAGCGGGGCATATTCGAGCACGGTTCACACGGTCACTTCATACCGTCTTACTGGGCCGTCTAACAACGTGACGGATTACGCGTGGACAACCGCTTCAAGGACGCCTGGTAACTGGACGTTCCTTTCAAACACAACAAGGACAAATGCACCGTTGGGCCGCTCGATTTACGGCGTGACAAACGGTTGGGTTGAAGGAACGGCTAAAAGCTGGTGGGGCGAAATAGGTAATGGAACGAACGTCTACGCCTATTGGTCGGAGCGCTTTGTTGACAGTGGTCTTGTAACGGTGAATCTCTTGCACGGCGGCGGGCAAGTTGTAACGTCCGAAGAGATCCATTTTACGACCAACAACTACGCCACTCCTCAGACGGTTTCGATCAAGAACACGACCACAAACACGGCGGCATACTTTGAGTTTGATGTTGAAAACTACGGAAGCACTTTCGTTTGCGTCGGCTCATATCCGAACACTAACCCTCGCGTAAAAAAGGATGGAGAAGGGCTTGGCGCTTATGTCGCCATGGGAGGTAGTATTGACTTCGTGATGACCTCTGAGTCTGCAATAACTGTGCCGTGGACAGTATCAATCACGTATGGCGGAAATTTGACGGGGCCTTCAAGTATTGCGTCAACAAACGAGCCTTACTACTCTGCTGACTTCACGGTGGGGTGTCCCGCTAACGGAGGCGGAACATTTTCTACGTACTGCCCGCAGACGGGAGCGGCGCAAACCGTTGCTGTTATCGGAGACACCCACAATACCAACATCACGGTTAATACCTATGCAGTTAACGTTGACAACGGCGGCACGGCTGATTTCAGCGTTTCGCTTGCCACTAATCCGCCTGCGCCGTATTTTGCCCAAAGCAGGTCGATCAGCACGAATTACCTGAACAACGCTAAGAACGTGCTGGCCAACCTAAACCGCACAATCTACATTTGCGCACCGGATGAATTGAGCTTTACGTCTGGCGTACAAGTCACAATATCGAGTGACGGCGGTTGGTCTTCGAGCAACGCAAACGTAAGTGTTGAAACGTTATGGGCGCTTGCATCAAGCGAGGCGGTTGCTGGAGATCCCGAGACGGTTGTATCATGGAACGGAAGACTGATAGAGTACTCACGTTCGGCATGGCGTGACGCGCAAAAGACCGGTGACGCGGCATGGTCATACGGTGCCGATTACGGTATGGTGCTTGCCGCAACCCGTTTAAACGGTTGCACGTTGCCATATCCATCCGATTACGCACTGGCCAGTCAGTATGTGGCAAGCGTGTCTGTCTACGTCGCCACCATGAACCATGTTGCAAATGCTTTGTACGGTTATGGATCAATGGGGACTTATACCACAGGCTATGAAATAACTGGGTCATACAGCGACCTGAATAACATGCTTGCGGCAGGTTTCGGCATAGGTGTTGACCCGTCAACCGCAAATCTACCAAGCATCCCGGTAACAGAGCCGACGACGACAGAAAGCGCGTTTTATTCAACGATTGACGACACTGTACCGCCGCTAATGTCGTTTAGACTTCTTGCCACTTCGGCAAACCCTACGGAGCGGGTAAAGTTCACGCTTGGAACAACCATACCGACGATTCCGAATTATGCTTTCCGCTATGACACATACCGAACCGACACGTACACAGATCCGGACTATACCGTGATTTATGACGACGACAAAATGGAAGCAGGAATAAACGTAGATGCCGTGTTTTTCTTGGTTGTGGTTGACTGGAAATGGCAACACATGAATCTATCTGTTCCGTACGAGCCAACAGCATTTACCCCTGATTGGTTGACTGGAAACACCAACTCGCCTTAGAATAGGAGCACCATGAGAAACAAAATCACGACAGCATTTCTCGCAATCGCATTAATGGCCGCCACGATGGCCTATGGCACGCCGGAACAAGACAGGCTGTGGGCGACGCGGGTAACGTGTGAACTTCAAACGGCTGGGGCGCAGAGCCTGCCGACGCTAACGTTTTCGCAGGGATCAACACCTCTTGTCAGCCTTGACCAATTCCGCGCGGGAAAATCAGTCAACGCGGATAGCAACATCGTTGCAAGGCTTGTTTTCGGCCCTACGCAAACCAATCAATATTATGTCGCGGTGACAAATTACGCGGTAAGCGGAAACGGCTATCTCATCCAATGCCCTTCGGTCGGTACTAACACGACTTCAAGCGGGGCATGGTGGTACACGGCCTATTTTGAGAGCGACACTGGCAAGCGGTACTGGACTGGAAACGGGCGGTTGAATATCGTCTCGACAACCAGCACGGCAGACGGATTGACATGGCAGGAGTTTGTCAGCGGTGACAGTATCAGTCCAGATGAATTGGCGGCGGCATTGCTTGGTTATGAGCCTGTCTTGCCTTCAACCCCCACGAATCCGGCAAGCAAATATCTTAACGGCAATCGCGAATGGTCTTCTATCAGCCTTGGTCATCCGCAATTGAGCGACATCAACGGCGATGTGAACTACCAGCACATCACGACTGGACAGGTATCAAAACTAGACTACATTTCAGATAGCGGAGTATTGCGCGTTCACGACTCCGCCCAGCCTTCGCGCTACTTCATGGAGGTAGTTAACAGCACGGGGACGGTGTTCGAGGTTACTGGGCCGTTTACGAATCTGATGGTCACGCTGTCGGCAGACTTCGAGGAAACGGTTACGCACACGCGGCCTGCGTGGACGAACAATGTGTTCCCGTTCACGGACGGCGAATGGATCGGATATGTGTACGCCGATTACCGATTCGAGGTTGTAAATACATCACAAAACATTTATTGGAAGAGCGAAAGTATATCTATCCCTTCTTACCTTCCTCCGTTCGACGCCGGGGCTGTAGGAACCGCCACTGTATCCGTAGCCAGCATCTACTACTCGACCAACGTATTTGCGCATTTCACTACAGAGGCCGAACTTGAGGCGGCAAAGGCGGCTTGCGGCGTCGTGTTGACGAATACGGTCAACGGAGCGGTATCGAATCTGACCGCCGATATCGCTTCCGCAACGAACGCGCTCATGCCCTACGCCCGCACGTTATACGGTGACTTGGCCGCGACCAACGAGTCCGGGTATGCGGCGTTCAATGCGACCAACGCGGCGGCGTCTTCGGTTTATGCGATCTTTCCGGCTTCATCTGTCGGAACGTTCACCAACTACTTCCGCTACCGGTTCAACTCCTTGCGCAAGTTCGGAGCCGTTACAAATACCGCATGGTTCGTTAAGTCCGGTTTCGGAGCCGGTATTAAATCCGTTTCGACGCTCGTTTCGGTCAAGGATGCGTCCGGCAACGTCCTGTCACAATCGTCTTCGCAACC